GCTCTCCGGGAAGATGCGCTGCAGGGAGACCGCCCGGGTGTTGTCGTAGTACGCGCGCATCGCGGACTTGGAACTCGGCTCCTTCTTGTACCGGAGCAGGGGCATCACGATGGCGGTCGAACTCCCGGCGTCGGCGCGGGTGCCGTACTGGTAGGCGTGGGTGATGTCGTCCTCGTAGGGGCCGTACCAGTCCTCGCGGCCCGCCCCGACCCGCTCGATGAACACCGAGTAGGGGAACCCGGCCCGGGCGAGCTGGAGCTTCACGTACGGGATCGAGCTGAGTTGCGCGCCCACCATCCGCCCGTTCGTGGCCAGGGTGACTGCGATCAACAAGTCCACGAACACCGCCAACCCGCCGTTCCGCGCGATCACCTCTCGCCCCGCCCAGCCGTCCCGGGGGAACACCGTCCGGATCAGGTTGTCGTCGAGCTGGAGCACGCCCCAGCAGCCGCGCCGCTCCGCCTCCCGGCAGGCCCACTCCCGGCCCGGGAACGCGCCAAGGAAACCGGGGTCGGGTTCGGCGGCGAGCATCCAGTGGCTCTTGGCGTAGTCGTGCGCCCAGTCCTTCGGGTAGACGCAGAGCGGGTGGTCGTCGCGCTCGTACTCGTGCGCGTGCCGCTCGCTCACCACCCACACGATGTCCTGCACTCCGAATCCGTGCAGGTCGCTCAGGAACCGAGCGGTGGGGCGCTCCTCCAGGGCGGGCCGCATCCCGCTGACGACCGCGACCAGCAGGCCGGAGCGCTGGTCAGACCTTGTAACGAACATCGAGCACCCCGTCCAGGTCCACGAGATACTGCTGGGCCGCCTCCGCGCTCTCCTTGTCGGTGAACACCAGCACGACGGAGAACCCGCCCTCGGCGTCCGCGCGCACGTCGGGGGCCACGTCGATGCCGTAGTCCTCCTCGAACTGCTCGATGACGCTCTGCCAGTCCTCCAGGGCCAGCACGGCGGCGAAGTCGTCGGGGATCATCTCCAGCTCGGAGATCAGCTCGGGGTAGTCCCAGGTGGTGAAGTCGTGCGTGCGGTTGTCCGCGATCCGGTAGGCGCGGATCTCGTCCTCGGTCAGCTTGTCCGCGACGATCACCGGCACCCGATCCTCGCCGAGCCGCTGCGCCGCCAGCAGCCGGGTGTGCCCGGTGACGATGACATGCTGCGGGTCCACGATGATCGGCTGCTGCCAGCCGAACCGGTGCAGCGACTCCGCGACGATCTCGATGGCCCGGTCCGGGATCTTGCGCGGGTTCTTCTCGTAGGGGGTGATGTCCTTGACCGACATCACCTGGGCGACACCCAGCTCGGCTACCTTCATGGCTGCGAGGCTAATGGCTAGTCCCGTGTCAGACTGAGGGACATGCCGTGGGATGTGAAGAAGGACGCCCGGTGCCCGGCCAGCAAGCCGTACGGAGTGGTGGGCGGTGCCAGCGGGGACCGGCTGGCGGGCTGCCACCCGACCCAGGACGCGGCCCGGAAACAGCAGGCCGCGCTCTACGCCGCCGAGGACCGGGAGAGCGACCCCGGCTGGGCCGACCAGATGGTCTCGCCCAGGCCGAGGATCGTGCTGCCCTAGAGGATCGGGTACTCCGGGCTGGCGTAGACGTTCTCGAACTCGAAGCGCAGGAACGGGCCGCCGGGGTCCAGCCCGTCCCCGGTCCGGGTGTAGCGTGCGTAGCGCGGCTCGCCGCCGTTGGCCGGGATGTTCATGCTCTCGGTCGTGTCCGGGATGTCGTCGAGCGTGCGTCGATCCAGCGGCCCACCGAACAGGATCGCCCTCACAGCCGGAACAGCCCCAGCTCGTGCGCATTGGAGATGACCCCGCCGGGTGCCCGGTCCTCCGGGATCGAGTCGATCTTGGCCAGGTTGAACGGTGGCTGCTCCAGGTCGTGCGGGCGCTCGCAGTAGCCGAGCCAGGCGTAGTGCTCCGGGTGGTAGTCGAACTCGTTGTCGGCCCCGGGATAGTTCGACGCCAGTAGATACGCGGAGCCGCTGGCCCGGAACTTGTCCAGCACGGCGATGATGTGCTCGGTGGGCAGGTGGGCGAGGAAGTCCCGGCACAGGATCAGGTCCACGCGCGGCACCCCGGCCACGGTCAGGATGTTCCGGGCGTAGAAGTGGCACAGGCGCAGCGGCAGGCTGTAATCGCCGGGCTTGCGCTCATAGGCGTCCCGATTGCGCCGGATCTGTTCCAGATCGATGTCCCAGCCGACATAGTGGATGCCGCCCAAGTCGACCCGGCTCATCCAGGTCCAGTCGCCGCACGGCGCGTCGAGCATGGAGCGGATCTGGTAGCGCCGGAGCAGCCCGGGCAGCCACTCCCGGATCGACATGGTGCAGGACAGCGACGAGCCGGGGCCGTTCACAGAGCCGCCGGTCTCGGTCTCGACCATCGGGGCGACGGTGTCCTCCACCCACTCCCGGATCTCCACCCAGGCGGCGGCCTGGGCGTTGAGGAACTCGTCGCCCTCCAGCTTCTCGACGTAATCGCGGATCATCGGGTGAGCGTAACGGCGTGTCGCGTTGACGGGACGCGGTGACACCCCGAAGCTGGCACTCGGATTCGGCACGTGTCTGACTGCGCGTCCCGGCGGGCCGAATCAAGCGGCAGCCCGGCACGGGCACCCGACCGATGACCCGTGCCCGTTGGGCACCACACCAAGAAGGGACGCGACTATGACCGCGACCATGGAACCCGAGCAGGGCGTGCCCGTATCGCCCGCCGGTGGCCTGGAGGAGCACCTCCAGCGCATGCTCAAGCGCCACACCAAGCTCGTCCGAGACCGCGAGGAACTCAAGGGCAAGGCCGAGGCCGTGCTCATGGAGGCGCGCTCCGGTGGCCGGGAAACCCTGGACGCCGAGGAGGACAAGGAACTCCGCCGGTACATGTCCGAGATGGCGACCAAGGGCGACGAGATCAAGGGCCTGGAGGAGCGCATCGAGGAGACCCGCGCCGAGGTCGAGCGCAGCGGGGAGATCAGCCGTGGGCTGGCCGTCATCCGCAACGCCGAGACCAGCCTGGTGCGTGTCAAGGAGCAGGCGATCTACCAGAAGGGCGACACCCGCCGCAGCTACATGCAAGACCTGGTGAAGTACCAGCTCAACATGGACTCCGACGGCAGCGCGCGGGAACGGCTGTTCCGGCACGCGCGCGACGTGGCGACCGACGACGCCTACAAGGAGTACCGCGACCTGTCGAGGGTCGACGGCTCCGGCGGCTACGCGGTACCGCCAGCGTGGCTGATGAGCCAGTACGTCGAATTGGCCCGTCCCGGACGCGCTTTCGCGAACCTCGTGCAGCGCCAGCCACTCCCGGGTGGGACGGATTCGATCAACATCCCGAAGCTGCTCACGGGCACCAGCACGGATGTGCAGACCGCCGACAACCAGCCGGTGGCCTCGGTGGACCTCACGGACACCTTCATCAACGCTCCGGTGCGGACCATCGCCGGTCAGCAGGCTCTCGCGATCCAGCTGATCGACCAGTCCCCCATCGCGTTCGACGACGTGGTGTTCCGGGATCTCACCGCCGACCATGCGGCAAAGACGGACAAGCAGTGTCTCTCCGGCACCGGCAACTCCGGCCAGGTACTCGGTGTGCGGCTCACGCCGAACATCGGCACCGTGCCCGCCGCGACGGTGGACATCGCCGGTTTCTTCAAGGCGACCGCCAACGCGATCCAGACGATCCACACGACGCGGTTCCTGCCGCCCGAGGTGATCGTCATGCACCCGCGCAGGTGGGGCTGGTTCACGTCGCTGCTCGACAGCACCCAGCGCCCGCTGGTACTGCCCGCCGCGAACAACCCGATGAACGCCGCAGGCGTGCTGGAGAGCGTGTCGAGCCAGCAGATCGTCGGCCAGATGCACGGCTTGCCCATCGTCACCGATCCGAACCTGGAGACGAACTTGGGCACGGGCACCAACGAAGACCCGGTGTACGTCCTCCGGGCCTCCGACATCGTGCTGTGGGAGGGTGGCATCCGCGCACGGGTGCTTCCCGAGACCAAGGCGGCGAACCTCACGGTTCTGCTGCAGATCTACAACTACCTCGCGTTCAGCGCCGCGCGCTATCCGCAGAGCGTGGTCGAGATCACTGGGTTGACCGCACCGTCCTGGTGACCTAAGCCCGAAGCAGAGCGCCCCCGGGACCG